GTTCTCCCATTCATTCAGTAGTGATGGATGAGTAGAGACCATGCAATAGCATAGAGTAGCATAGTTCTTATCATATAACATCATGTAAGCTCTTAGCTGCCACTCATAATCTTTATTTATACCCTCCTCTGAGGTAGCAGGGAACGTTTCTAAGGACCATGATGTCTTTATGTCTATGATTTGATCATCTAGAACTATATCAGCCTCTCCTGTGAGCCATTCGTTGTTTAGTCTCTCAGTGTTCTTTACCATGCTAGTGAATGATACAGTATTGAGTAGAGCTATAGAATCATTCTCCTGCAGATTGCCCTTATTAATGTACTTATTATTCAGCTCTACATTGTAACCGTAGAAATCTTGCTTAGCTAGACCTCTAATGTAGCTCTTAGTACTTTCAGATAGCACCTCAGACTTAGTCCGAGATGCTGTCATTAGTTTTCCTAGTGATGATGGATGCCATTTCATAGTAACATAAGTGCTTTATTCTGTAAATCTGTAAGCTCAAAGGTCTCTCTTAGCTTAGGGATAGTAAACTTACCATCCTGAATAGATACTAATGCCTCCTCAAATCTCTCCTTAGATAAACCAGGCTTAGCTGCCTTAACAGGTACACTAGCCATGTTAGCATCATCATCTAAAGATTGCAAACACAAAAGACTAGACAAACAGTACCTACGAAAGTAAGTCACTGCAGATCCTACTTGCTGAGGATTCAATCCTGCAGGTAATTCCATGCATGACTCTATAGACTCATTAGAATCTATACAGATTATCTGAGTACATACTGAATTGCCTTGAATAGGCTGTAATAATAGTAGACCATTCTCTAATAGAATAGGCTCTACTGCCTCAGTGATTGCATTGATGTCACTGTATGACTTTTTAAAGTGTGGATTGGTAGCATTCTTAGCTACTTTGCCGATTGACTGCTTAGCCTTGTGTAGCTTTTGGTGCAGAGTTAGTACAGGTGCTGGTACTACAGCTTTTGTTTTTGTTTCCATAATAAAGTTTTAAATTTCAGTAAAGGTAATCAATTATTTTATATCTGCAAAGAAATTTGAAGTTTTTTTTAAATATTGTACATTATATTTTGGTGAGAATTTTTTTATAAAATATATTTCAGCAATTTCACAATAAAAACTACCTGTTTCTAAATAACTATAATAAAAATAATTTGATTGTTTTTCTAAATGCCATTCTTTTTCATTATCATTTACTTTAAATAAATGTGAGGCTAATCTTTGCCTAATACAATTTGTTGATTTACCAATATATAATATTTCTTTATGTTCATTCCATAAAAAATAAATTCCAGCAATCATTGTTTTTGGCAAACAATCCCAAAGTAAATTATAATCAACATAAATTAAATTATTTATATTATCATTATCATATTCAAAAACTATTTTTTGTTTCATAATTATTTTATATCTGCAAGGAAATTACAATAAAATATCATAAATTCATCAAAATTTCTAGCAATAAAGTATGTACCACCTGCAGCTTCTACTGATTCCTGATACCTCTTCTGCACTTCTGACTGCTTATCCTTACCATATTTCACCTCAATCTTAACTGACCTACCTCTAATGGTAGCAGATATATCAGCAGATCCTTTAGTACCTGTGCTAGGAGTATAAGTGCCTTTCAGCTGTCTAGTGTTCTCTCCTACCTGTATCTTTTTACCCTCTCTATAGACTCCCATTGTATTAATTCTTTCAGCTTGAAAGCCTGAATAGGTTAGAAAGTGAATGATACATTTAGTCAGAGCATTGGCTGAGTTATCATTCCAATCTGATGCTGTAATGTATGGCATGGTAGGGTGCTTAAGGGTGAGGTAGTTAATCTCTAAGGCTTTGAGTAGTGTTTTGTTTTCTTTGTTCATATATTCATAGCTTTAATTGTTAATTCATCCCATATATCTAGCTCTTTTACCTCCTGTACAAATGACAATCTAGTACTGCCTCCATTCCTATTGGTAGAGCAGATATATCCTTTGTATTCGCAGTACTTCTTAAAGTTAATTGTGATGCTGTTCTGTGTTATGTAGTTCTTTTTATCAGGGAATGCATTGCAGAATGAATCGTATAACTGTTCTTTAACTGAGTAGTAAGTATCCTCTTTTAGATCCTCAAAGAAATAGTACATCTCACTGCTAATCTCATCTAATATCTTTCTAAAGTTTAGATTTATAGTAGGCATCTCTATAAGTCCAATATTAAGATATATTTGTATGCATTCCTGGCAGTAATTGTCAAAGGCTGCCCATTGGTCATCATCCCAATCAACGAACAGCTCATGTCCAAATAGATCTACAGGAGTAAACTTATCATTGAATGTCTTAGCCATCTCTACCTCATACTTTCTAGCATTGAAAGATGCACCATTGCCTGAGATAGTATAGTTGGTAGTAATGATAATCTTAGGGCTGTTAGTTACATCTAGTTTAATAGAATCCTTACCTTTGTATTCAATAGTAATACCCTCAGTAATCACACTGAATAAGCTCTCAAAGTTGAACTTCTTTTTAACATCATCAAATACTAATATCTGACAATCAGTAGAGACATTTTGGTAAGGGAATTTATTTTGAAAGTCAAACAGCTTACCATCTAAGCTCTGCACTTTCTTAAGATGTCCCATTGCATTCCAAAATAATCCCTTTCCACTTCTACCATTAGGCACATCAGAGATAGCCTCATCATTAAAGATAATAGCTTTGTTGTTACTTCTATCCTTATAGCTGTGCAGGAGGTATCCGATTACTGTTTGAAATGCTTTGTACTTACTTTTATCTTTACCTGCTATATTCCATATAAAAGTTCTAAATTCTGACTTATGGTGATCTGTTTTCTTAAAGTCTCTATTGATGACCTGGTCTCTCCAAATAGATAGATCCATATCAGCATAAGATAGTACCTCTTTTTTATCCTTAGATACCTTTACTATGCAATTAGTATAGAATAGATATGCACTATCTTTGTCATCTTTCAATAGGGTTACATTTTTACTAGTCAATATCCCTAGAAATTCTCTCTTAAAGAACTTAAGATTGCCACTCATCAGGTTATAAACTCCCTCAGGCTTATCATTAGATGTAATGTAATCTAATACAAAGTCTTTAACATCTTTCTCATATACCTCATTCAAAAATATACCCTCTTTCTTAATCATTTGAAATGTTCCATTTTTCTCAGGGGAATGCTTAAAGAAATCATTGTTATCTAGGAATGTTTTAAACTTAAAGTTGTTAAGATTATAAGCTCCATTCTGAGTAGTGGACCAAAAGTCATCATCTACCATCTTAAACTTCTTTTTTAATGCCTCCTTAGCAGCATTCCAATCTCCATTATGCTTGACTAAAGTATAGATATTAAATGGTGAATAAGATTGCTTAGATTCAAATGGCTTTATAGCTCCTCCATCCTCACTAAATATATAGAACATATTATTTTGAAAGCCAAAAGTAGCAGAGAATCCATCTTTTATATCTTTGTTAGGTCTAGTCCAATACTCTGAGCCATCCTTTCTCTTATTGCAGAACTGCCAACCTATCCCCTTAAGCAGCTCCTTAGCCTCATCTCCATTCTCAAGGTTATATTTACCATCAGGAGTAGTATCTTTCCAGGTCTCTGCCCACTTTCTATCAGATGTATCTTTGTGAGGTAGACTAATAGTGTGATGCTGATTATAAGATGTAATTAAATCAAAGACATTATTAATATCATCATCAAAATAGCTCAGCTTTATGTACTCCTCACCACCGATATGACTATATCCACTAGATGGATAGCAGGCACAGTACTGTCCATTGCCTCTCATCTCTACCATTGTAGCTCCTGTAGGATATTTAGCAAATACTCTACCATTAAACTTCTCTTTTGATCTAAAGTAAACATGATAGCCACCTCCTGCTGTAGTGTAACAGGATAGCATCCCATCTTTAATCAGCATCTTAATAGATGGCACACTAATAAAGTCATCAAATGTATCTTTAATAGGCTCACCATTATGGCAGTCAAAGTCAATGCAATAAAATTCACTAACCAATCCACAGGCTATCCCTATTTTTTCAGCTTTTAAGAATCTACTATCTACATCTGTAATAGTTTCATAAAGAAAATTATGACCTGCCTCAAGCATTGGAGCTTTGCTGTTCCAAAGTGGTAGAGGATTCAATCCCTCTGCTATTAATTCATTAGCTACATCTATTAGATTCATAAGTATAAATAAAGGTGAGAGTCCCTGCTTAACACAACCGCCAGGAGGAATTGCAGGGATTTATACTCTCTAATGTGTTTTATCATGGCAGTTATGTTATTTGCAAATGTAATAATAATTATTAATACTTTACAAAGTGTGCAATCTTTTTTTATCAACATACAACTTTGCACATACTTTGCACAAAAAAAGTTAGCAGTACCAAGGCTTTGTGCAAAGTTGGTCTTTTTTTTTACTTTTTTTTTTT